ACCAGATTCTTCAATCCACCCGTTTCTTCTAACTTCTAGTAAGAAATGAGCGAAGAAAGATTGAGCTTTACCACCCGGCATATTTTCTAATGCTACAGGTCCCATACTAGCTCTAACTTGATTTATACAAATCAAAGCAGTTCCATTATGTAAGCTAGGTAACAACCTAGGTAAAGATGAATTGACAAATCTTGCTTGCCAAGCCATAGGACTAAATGAAAAGTCTTCATCCATATTTTGAGCAGGTACTAAACCTGCAATACTATCTAATACAATTACATCAAATTCACCTGATGTTGCTAATGCTTTTATAGAATCCATAGCTTGTTCACCACTTGATGGTTGTCCTACCACTACTGAACTTGCATCTATACCACATTTAGCCATCCAATCAGCATCCCATGATAGTTCTGTATCTATCCAAGCTGCTCTTCCACCTTGTTTTTGTACTTGTGCAACTATCTGAGATGATAAATATGATTTACCTACATTAGTTGGACCATATACTAATGTCATTCTTTTCTTTGGTATTCCACCACCTGTTAAAGTATCTAGTGCTGGTATACCAAAAGGTATTCTACCATAGTCAAATACATTACTATCGCCCATAGTTAAGTTAAGATTTTTATCTTTTAGCAAATCTTCTATTGCTTTTTCTGCTGTATTTTTCATTTGTCACCTCTAGCTCTTATAGCTTCTGCCCATGCAAAGTAAACAGAACATGCTTGTATAATCTCTTCATACATGTGTCCATCATCTTCTTCCCATATTGCTCTAGCTACTTCTCCATTTTCTTCTGTAGCAATCACGTTCCAATACATATCTGAATGTTTAGTCTGATCACCATACATGGAGTCTTGTCTTTCTCGTTCTTTTAAAACATCTTCTAAAACTTGTGCTCTAGTTATCTCACTCATTAGTTTCCTCCAAAATCTTATCTAAGTTTGTATCTACTTGATCTTTTACAGATTCAAATATCTTGTCAGCATATTCTTTTGATTTAGTAAGTTGTTCATCTAAAGGAAGATCAGTATCTATATCATGTATATCTAGATCTATTCTTCCATATTGATTGTTATTTAGGTCTCCTACTCTATAAGTGAATCCTAATTTTACTCCTATCTTAGCCATTTGTTATAACCCTCCTTTCTTCTCTACGTTCTTTTCTTCTTTTCTTTAACCAACACGCCTCACAACCATGCCCATGTCTTGAGATGGCATTGCGTTTAGTGTTTATTTTTCTACCACAGTCATAACATTTACTCCAATTACGTCTTGCCATTTAGCTCCTTATCAATTAGCATATCTATGTATTGTTTTGCCTTCTTAAGGTCTTCAATACCATTCTTATATTTATATCTACATATATATTTTACCACATTGCCTTGAGCAAAGTCAAGGTTATTCTCAGCTATAAATTTCCATGGTTCTATAGCGAAATGATAATGTTTTGGATCTACTGCATTATCTCTTTCATAAGCTTCTTTAAAACTATATTTTTTTGTTTGTACTTCTACAAGTTCTTCTTCCGGCATTTTTATATCGACTTCAGCAATTAATTCTTCTTCAGTCTTTTTTATTTTTCGATACTCATCCCAACTTAGACCCGGATAATTTGCTTCTTTATCATCCCATTCTTCTTGTGTAAAGTCTCCTTTAAAGTCAGGGTTTTTCCATGATCCTACCATATTATTCTCCTATGTGTTCGTTTATATCTTCATTTGTTGCCATTATGAATATAGGTGTTTTGTCCCCATACCATGCTCCAACACTATTATAATCAAAATATTCTACAGCCATTTCATTTGCATCCTCCCAATCGTTACAATCAGGATCATCCATAAAATTATTAGTTAAGATTTCAATACATTTTGATGCATCATATATAGCAATAGGACCATTATATTGTTGATATCCTAACCCTATAAATGCATCTTCGTAATCATCATATAACATTACGTCTTCTTCAGTTGGCTTTAAAAATTTCTCTAATCTTTCATTAAGATTCATTTTGTCTACTCTTCCTTAACTTATTCGCTTTTTGTTGTTGTCTTTTAACACTCTTAGGCTCAAATACTAAATGATCCCTATAAGTCTCTAATAAACCTTCTTTTTGAACTTTCTTTGTAAAACGCTTCATAAGCTTTTCAAAGGGTTCATTATTCTTTGCTGTAACTTTCATGTTAGCTCCAATCTATACTATATGCTAATTCTTTTTCTTTTACTTCTACTACAGATTCTTCCTGTATAGACTCTTCTTTTTTAAAATAATCTTTTTTTACTGCCCATGATGGTTCACATATTTCTATATCAACTTCTAAAGGTATGCGTAAAGTATTCTCCACTAAAACATCCCTAATTAAGTTTGGCAATGTCTCCATTTCATCCTTATGTATCTCACATATTATTTCATCATGCACTTGTAAAAGTAAATTACTCTTAAAGTTCCCTAATAATTTATGTACTTGTATCATTCTTTCATTAAGAATGTCGGCACTTGTGCCTTGTACAAGATAGTTTATCCCTTTATATCCTAAATTCTTAGGGATTTGATAAACCCTACCATATTTATTCTTTATTTGTCCTAATAATTCTACTTTCCTCACTACTGCATTAAAGAATTCTCTTGAACCCTTAATACCATCAAAGTATTTTTTCTTATAAGCGGCAGCTTCTTGAGCTGAAACACCTAATTGAATACCTAACTTTTGATTTCCTATACCATATATAGTTCCAAATGTAATACTCTTAGCAGTTTGCCTAAACATTTTAAATGTTTCATCATCTTCAGTTACATTAAATGCTAATTTTGCTGCTTCCCCATGAAAATCTACATTTGATTTAGTCAACATTTGATTAACTTCTTCATTTTGAAGATAACTTAAGAATACTCTTACTTCCATTTGAGAATAATCAAACGAAACTAACTTATAATCATCTCTTGGTACAAATAAATTCCTAATTGCTATCTGCCCTTCTTGTGATTTATCAAAAGATTCGTCTCCAACAAACGTCCAAGTATTCAAAACCTCATCACTTAGTCCTTCTACTCTACTTGTTTGCCCTTTAGCAGCTAGTGTAGCATTAATTCTACCTTTTAGTTCCTGCTTATCAGTTTCAGATAGCTGTTTATCAACTAAATTGAAATGATTTCTAGGAATGTTCTGCAAATTAGGATTTCTAGACGACAATCTGCCTGTTAAAGTACCCCAATTACAAAAAGTTGTATGTAATTCGCTCTTTACCGAGAAAGGCTCTAAATATGTAGACCTCAATTTCTCTAAAGCTCTATATTGACGTACATATCCAGCAATCGGATCATTTATTTGCACTAACGCCGCCTCATTCCATGATTGTTGCCCCTTTGCAGTCTTCTCAGGGGATATAATACCTCTTTCATTAAGTATTTCGCCTAATTGTTGCGTACTATTAAGATTAAATTCCTTCCCTGCAAGATTTAAAACTCTTTTTTTAATCTCATCCTTACGTTTTTCTAGTTTGAGCATAGTTTCATGCACATAGTTGTTATCTATTTTAATTCCACGCCCTTCCATAGCATACAGAACCTTAGTTAATTCCATTTGAGATTTAAGCACGTCTACCTGTTTAGATTTCTTAATGACTTCTAATCTATCATTAAAAAGTTTTGCAGTATAGAGCACATCTTTTTCACAATATGGTCCTAAAACGTCTATAGGAGCTAGGGAAAAGTCTTTATTCCATTTATTAGAGCGTAAAACTTTTTTCGTCTCTAAATCATAGCTTGCATGACTTTCCCCATAGCTTCTTTTTATCGTATTAGTGAGATCCAAGTCTTTAACTGTGGATGATTCAGTTAAACGAACCATCGTGAGTACATCAATTAAAGTCTTGTCCTCAACTAATAAACCTTCTTTTTCAAGGAATCGAAGATCGAACTTGATGTTGTAACCAACAAGGTGCTTGGATTGATTTAACCACTCGATGAGGGCATCTAAACACTCGCTAGGAAGGTTATTTCCTACTTGTTGATGTCGGAAAGGGAAGTAGTACGAGTCTAAGTTGTCTACAAATCCGACTCCGATTCCACAAATTTGATTTATACCATAGGAATCAAAACCATTTGTCTCTACATCCACTACCACAGTATGATTGTTAAGTGTAGGTAGAACCTCGTTAAATGTATTTTGATCTCTTACTAGCATTTAAAATAAATCATCCTCTGTATCATCAGTACTAAATGAGTTATTTGTTGTATTTTCAGTCTCAGGTGTGTTACCATATCTATCCATGTAATAGTCTTTAATAGCTGGTAAGTCACTGATTTCAGGCTGTTTGTCTTCAGGTATGTCTGACGATCTAGTAGTTGCTGCAATAGTATATGAAGTATCATACATTCCTGCACCTGTTCTCTTGATTCTAATTACACCCTTATTTAGATTTCCCCAATCATTGTAGATATCTACAATCTGGTTCCAAATGTAATCACTTCTTCCAAACCCTAGAGGTACAACTTTAAAGTCATTTACAACTTGTTTGTACATCTTTTTGCCAGCTGGACCTTCAACTTCTTCCCAATCATCCATTTTCTTTTCAGTGTGGATAATTTCGTGAACGTATGCCCAAAAGGCAAACTTATGTGATGGTCTAGAATCAGATGGCACAGAGCTTGTGTCTACTGAATCATCGGATAATAAGTTAATCCACCTATTACCTGATCTGTATGTATACAGATAGATTTCATCTAATAAAGCATCCCCTTCTTCTCCTGAAGCCACTGGAGTAAGAAATGCTTGATCTCCATCTTTAAACCAAATCTCTTTACCAAAAGATTGATTATCTGATGGATTTAATATAGCTTCTCTCTTTTGCAAAATTTTTGCTATTCCTGACATAGTAAATCCTCCTTTACCAATAATGTCGTTTTGCTATTACTTCTTTGAGTAATGCCTCGGAACGTACATCTTGTACGTCCTTATATTTTTTCGGCATCTTTATATATGATACCATAAAGCTGGTTGATATGTCAAGCATTGCTTTCGATATCGCCCTTTGTCCTGCATCATCATTATCAAAACATAAGATATATTCTTCTGTTCTTAATGATCGCAGAATATCCAATTGTGATCTAGACATAGTTGCTCCTAGAATAGCTACACTTGGATAACCATTTTGATTTAACCACATTGTATCAAGTGACCCCTCTGTAATACAGACGTATTTTTTAGGTTCAGTTAACTTATGTGCTCCAAATATGACCTGTGATTTCTTTAATCCTTTTGAATACATGTACTTTGGGATAGCATTTATCCTTCTTGTTACTGATCCAACTAGATTTGACTGCAAGTCATGAATTGGAATTACTAAATCATTATATTCTGTTGTTCCACAACCCCACTCTTTCAGGGTTTCTTCAGAGAAACCTCTATCAAATATCCAACTTGGATGTTTTGATGTGTCTGCTTTCATAAAAAACTCTTCTCGTTCTTCAATAGTAGCTACTAAATCATCAAAGAAGTTAATGGAAAAATCCATTTGACTATCAACTAATAATTTTTCTAGCTCTACTCCATTACAATCTAGATATTTTCTAAGAAAATTCTTTAGACTTCCTTGACCACACCCTGCGAAGCATATCCACAACCCTTTTTCGATATTAATTGAGCATGAAGCAACGCCATCATCATGGAATGGACATCTTATTGAAAACTCATCATAGTCTTCAGGTACATCAATTCCTGTATCTAATAGCACTTGTGCCCAATCTATCATTATTTTGCCTCTTTTATTTTGTTAATTACGTTCCAATACTCTTTCATCAAAGCACTCTGTTCTGCCTTACTGATCTTTTTGTCTTCAACTGCTTTTACTGCAGTATCTACAAGCTTAACCACTTCAGGTATTACGTCTGAGTACTTATTAAAGAGAGAGTAATATTTCATAATCATTCCTAGAACTTTCATATTGCCTCCTTAAAAGTCTTCGTTGTTAAAAATGTCTTCCTCAGTCTCTTCTATATGTCCTGTATCGACTTTCCAGTCCATTATAGAGATATCTGACCCAAGAACGCCATCTCTGTATTTTTGGTATTGAATTAATCTCTTATCTTCTTCATCCTCTACTCTACACATTGCCATAGCAACATCTG